GTCGGCTATATTAGTATCTCAGAATACACTCATCTGGTCTAACAGTGATAGAAACTTCTACTGGATCAGCTGAATCATAGTTTAGGTCACCAAAAGAAGCTTCTGAAATAAAAGCACCTCTGATGTCCCACTTTTCTACTGATGCGCCTACGGGATCTAACATTTCAAGTGAAAAGTTCTTCTTGTAAAAAGAAGCATACCCGTCGCGGCCAGAAATTGTTTCGTGAGAAAGTCTAACCCATTCCATAACACGCTGAGCTGATGATGGTGCGATAGGATCATGCAATGTCATTGCGATTGTACCCCATTCACCTTTACCAGCCAAATATCTCTTGCTGTTGATATAATCAATAGTAACTGGTTCCATTGTAAAAGATGGTCTTGCTACAGTTTTAAGAGTATAAGCTGGAATTTCTTCATCTTGAAAGAAAAGAATCCAACGATTATTTCTTTTTGGCTCAAATGTATCTGGTAGTAGCCTTCCTTGATCTAATGTTGTGACTGCCACTATATTTCTCCGTTGTTGTTTATTGTAATATAAATATATATAACATTAAAATTTGTTGAGAGGGTATTTCACCTCTCAACAAAATATTTATTTATTAAACTTCACCAAATGTGGCACCTGTGCCATCAAGATTAAAATCAAAGATAATAATTTCTGCGGCCTGTGTGGGCTGTAGGAAAATCTTACCTTTAATAATGTTTCTATCAATCAAATCTGGTGTTGTTGTTGTTTCATCAAGAATGGCCCTAAACTGTGTTAGACCGTTTGCGGCCTGCACGTTGTTCAGATATTCGTTAACTCTTGCAAGCAGTGCACCTCTTGTTCCAGCATTGTTTGCCTCAAAGACAAACAATCTTGAGAAACCAGCGATTGTCTTTCTAACCTCTAACAACATTCTTCTAACATTGACACGATCAAGAACTGACTGCTTCTTCTGTAGTGTTTTCTGACCGAAGATAACAATACCTTGGCCTGGGAATGTAGCGATTGGGTTGATATTGACTTGATATAGATCATCACGAGCTGCTTGATTTAGTCTGCGTCTTGCTTCCAAGACACTATCCAAACCACCTCTTGTAAAGCCAGCAGGAGCATACCAAGGTTGTGAAACACTATCGTTAAATGAGTAAGCACCCATTACTTCAACGCTTGGGGGAACCCACATTAGACGATTGTTTTCAGCGTCATTGATTCTAACCCAAGGATAATATGCAGCTGCATAGTTTGTATCATACTTTGATGATTCTTCTACAGCAGCAGCAACACTTAGGGCAAGACCAGCACCTGATGCTGATGTATCACCCAAGTCGATAAGGGCAAAAGCGTCAGAGCGTGCTGTAATCATATCAACCAACTTATCGTTTGTTGTACCTGTTTCACCAGAGTGAACACCAGGAACAGCAATTAGATTAAAGTCAATTTCTTCGGGGTTTGAAAGAATATTGATAGCTGTTGAGAAGTCTTCGCTAAGGCTACCATCATTATATGAGTTCAACATATTCTTTCTTGGATCAAATCCATCAGTACCACCATACATAGCCATTGTGAAACGAATCTGGTTTGTTGCGCTGAAGTTATCAGCGTTTGCACCAGTTGTGTCAATGAGTGTGTATGAAGATGGGACATTTGTTATTTCATCAGTTGTTGTACCATAAATGATACCTGTCTGTTGAGCAAATGTTCCATTTGATGTATTAATAACAGAGTTCTTTAGTCTGTCAGCCATACCAGCATCCAAAGAAACACCAGCGTAGGTAGAAGATGAAACTTCACCTCTTGTATTTAGGTGATTTGTCTTTGTGCTGATAGGAGCGAATGTGACCCAACCTGTTGCGAAATCTGTATCAAAGTTTGTACCGTCAACGGTAACAGTAATACTACCAGAAGCTGCTAGATCAAGAATTGATTCACTAACTGTCAAAACAGTTGATGTGGCGCTAACGATTGTGTAATCACCATCATTGCCAGGAAAAGAAACAACTGTCGCATCGGCTATTGAAACAATGCCACTAAATGTTACATCTGTATCAGCGCCGTTTGCTGCGCTGCTAACAACTGTTACACCAAGAGATTCAC